CGTTTTTTATTATTTTAATAATGTTATACAACCTTTTGTATATCAAAATGACCAACGTATTCAAGTTCCAGTCATATATTCTTCACCTGAAAGATGGAAATCATATCAAAAGGATGGGTATTATAGAGATAAGGGAGGAAAAATTATGCTTCCTATAATTTATATATCACGTAACTCTATAGCTAAAGATAGAAGTGTAACTGCTAAAGTAGATTCTAATTCCCCACATTTATATAGTTCTATAAAAAAAGGATATAATAGTGTAAATGGGTATTCTAATTTTAACATATTAAACAACAGAAAACCAGTTATACAATCTCAAGCTGTTGTAGTTCCTGATTTTGTAACTTTACAATATAGTTGTACTATACAAACTTATTATATGGAACAACTAAATAAAATAGTTGAATCCATAGAATACGCTTCAGATTCATATTGGGGGGATCCAGAAAGGTTTAAATTTAGAGCTTTTATAGATAGCATATCAACTTCAACAGAACTTACTATAGGTCAAGAAAGATTAGTTAAAGGTAATTTTGATATTAGATTAAGGGGTCATATCATTCCCGAAACATTACAGAAAGATTTAAATGCTGCAAGAAGTTTTAATTCTAAAGCCAAAATTAGTATTGATTCAGAAACAGTTTCAAATTTTTCAAATTTAAACACATAATTATATATTTATAATCACAAATTAATTTTTAAGATGGAAAAAAAAGTTTTAACAGAAGAAGAGTTACAAACATTAAAAGGTTATCAACAACAAGAAAACAATTTAGTTTTTAGTTTTGGACAAATTGAATACCAAATTATTGGTTTAGAATCACAAAAAGACGATTTAATTGAAGCTAAACAAAAATTTGAAGAAGAAAGAATTAAATTTGCTAAAGTTCTAACTGAAAAGTATGGCGATGGTAATATCAATCTAGAAACTGGAGAAATAATATCAAGTACCTAATTTTTTGAAAAGTTCTTTAGTATTTATAACAAAATACAATACTAAACATATTTACCCAAGATGGCAGAAACATTAATATCACCAGGTGTATTAGCAAGGGAAAATGATCAATCATTTATCACCACCCAACCCGTAACCGTTGGGGCCGCTATTGTAGGTCCAACAGTAAGGGGACCAGTTGAAATTCCTACTGTAGTTACTTCATACAGCGATTATACAAGCAGGTTTGGTTCTACTTTTGAAAGTGGAAGCCAAACATATAGCTATTTAACTTCAATTTCAGTAAATAATTATTTCCAAAACGGAGGTGAAAGTTTATTAGTTACTCGTGTAACATCTGGTTCATTTGAACCCGCTATTAATACACCTGTAATTTGTAATGTAACCCCTGATACTAAAAGTGGTCCTTTTACTTTAGAAACTCTTTCTGAAGGAGAAATTATGAATAATCTAGATAACATATATGTTATTGATGGTTATGTTTCTTCTTCTTATATTGAATCTTTTGCCGAAATACTACCAGGTGGAGCTCTATCTTCTGGATCAGCTAATAATGTTCGTTTTGAGATTCCAACAGTTAATACTGAAAGTGGAACATTTAGTTTATTAATTCGTAGAGGAGATGATAATGATAGAGAAAAAGTAATACTTGAAACTTACCAAAACTTAAGTTTAGACCCAAATTCTTCAAATTATATTGAAGCCGTAATTGGTAATTCTAAAAAAGTAGTAAGACAAGATGGATCAGAATACTATATCCAAGATAGTGGATCCTATTCTAATAAATCAAGATATGTAAGAGTAAAAGAAGTAAATTACCCAACCCCAGATTATTTTGATAATGCTGGAGCTGTGAGATCTCAATATACTGCTTCTTTACCAATAATTCAATCTGGTTCTTTCTATGGAGGTCAAGGTAAATTATATTATGGTGGAGGTGCTGCTTTTAATGAAAACATTATTGAGGGTACTAACATTCAAGGAATCCAAGCCTCAGATTATAATACAGCAATTGCTCTTTTAGGAAATAAAGATGAATATCGTTATAACTTAATTACCGCACCGGGGTTAAATGCTGAAGTTTCAACCTTACAAGTTACTAGATTAGTAAACACCGCAATTACAAGAACAGATGCTTTAGCAGTTGTTGATTTAGTTAAATATAATTCTCCAGTAGGTACTGTAACACAAAAAGGTACATTATATAACACAAGCTATGCTGCTACTTATTGGCCTTGGGCTCAAATTATAGATCCTGGAACAGGTAAGTTAGTCTGGGTGCCAGCTTCCACGTTAATTCCGGGAGTATATGCGTTTACAGACGCGTCAAGTGATTCTTGGTTCGCACCCGCTGGTTTAACTAGAGGTGGTTTAGATAGCGTAGTACGCGTAGAAAGAAAATTACCTACTTCTACAAGAGATAGATTATATGAAGCTAATATTAACCCATTAGCAACATTTCCTCAAGCAGGAGTAGTAGTATTCGGACAGAAAACATTGCAGAAAAAAGCAAGTGCTTTAGATCGTATTAATGTTCGTAGATTATTGATTTCACTTAAGAGCTATATTTCCCAAATTGCTGATACATTAGTATTTGAACAAAATACAATAGCCACAAGAAATTCATTCTTAAGTCAAGTAAACCCATACTTAGAATCAGTACAACAAAGACAAGGATTGTATGCTTTTAAAGTAGTAATGGATGACAGTAATAATACAGCAGATGTTGTAGACAGAAATGAGCTTATAGGTCAAATTTACCTACAACCAACACGTACAGCTGAATTTATATTATTAGATTTCAATGTATTACCAACTGGAGCAACATTCCCAGCATAAAGAACAAAAAATAAAATATTTATAATAAAATAAGTACACAAAATGGCAATATTAGATACTAACGAAATGTTCTTTACTGCATTTGAACCTAAACAACAAAATAGGTTTGTAATGTATATGGACGGTTTTCCTTCGTATATCGTTAAAGGTGTAAGTGGTATTTCTATTACACAAGAAACAGTAGCATTAAACCACATCAACCTTAAAAGATATGTAAAAGGTAAAACTAACTGGGGAACAATTGATTTTACATTATTTGATCCAATCACCCCTTCAGGAGCGCAAGCTGTAATGGAATGGATCCGCTTACACCATGAATCAGTAACTGGTAGAAATGGTTATTCTGATTTTTATAAAAAGGATTTAACTTTTAATGTATTAGGTCCTGTAGGTGATGTAGTATCTGAATGGATTATCAAAGGAGCAATGATTACAACTGCAAACTTTGGTGAATATAGCTATGATAATGAATCAGCTGCCCAACAAATTACAATGACAGTACAACCAGATTATTGTGTATTAAATTTCTAAAAATTTTACCCACCCTCAGTTTGAAAAATTGCTTGGCTTCGGTCAAGCTTTTTTTTATATTCATATTTATCATAGAACAAAAGTTATTATTAAATAAAGATTATGGCCGAATTTAAATTACCTACTGAAGTAGTAGAATTACCCTCAAAAGGATTATTGTATTCTAAGGAAAGTCCTTTATCCGAAGGAAAAGTTGAAATTAAATACATGACTGCTAAGGAAGAGGATATTTTAACTAACCAATCTTATATCGAAAAAGGTACTGTTATAGATAAATTATTAGAATCTTTAATAATTACTAAAATTAATTTTAATGATTTATTAATTGGGGATAAAAATGCTTTAATGGTATCTGCCCGTGTTTTAGGGTATGGAAAAAATTACAAATTTGAATATAATGGAGAAGAATATGAAATTGACTTATCCCAGATAGGATTTAAAGAATTTGACGAATCAAACATTACTAAAGGGAATAACGAATTCCAATTTACTTTACCCAACTCAGAAAACCTCATTACATTTAAACTACTTACTCAGGGGGATGAAAAGAAAATTTCTACTGAACTTGAAGGATTAAAAAGATTAAATAAAGATTTTTCTCCTGAAATATCCACTCGTTTAAAATATTTAATTACCTCTGTAAACGGAGATAGGGAAAAGAAAACTATTCGAGAGTTTGTAGATAACTACCTCTTAGCCCAGGATGCCAGGGCACTAAGAGAACATATCCGAAATTTGCAACCAGACATAGATCTAACTTTTTTTCCCTCCGGAAGCGAAAAAAAAAGATCCATCCCAATTGGTGTCAGCTTTTTTTATCCTGACATCGCAACAGGCTAAAGATTATAGGTTTAATCTTTTTCAACAAATCCACCAAGTAGTATTTCATGGTAATGGTGGATATTCTTGGCCTGATGTATACAATATGCCTATTTGGTTAAGGAAATTTACATTTTCTGAAATTAAAAAATATCACGAGGAATCTAATAAACCAGATAATAAATCAGATAAAACTAGTACTTTAGTAAACCCTGATGGTTCCATAAATGTCCCTAACTTTAAAAAAGCTTCTGAAGGTACCTCTAAAGTGTCATATAAATAAAAGTTCTAAATTTTAATATTTATAACATATACCTAACCATATGGCGAGTAAAGAAGAATTAAATAACCAAAAAAATTTAAATAACGAAAAGCAAAAAGAAATTAGTTTAGAAAAAGAACTGATTAATCTTTTATCTCGTCGAGCAGGTATCAGCAAACAATCTTTTGCAGAACAACAAGATGTTAGTAATGTTTTATTAGACCAAATAAAACAACTTAAATTTGAAGTACAAGAAAGAAGAACAATTCAATCCATTGTTAATCGTACTAATAAATTAGCTAAAGAATCTTTTGGTTTAGGACAAGAATCGTTATATAATGAAAAAGACAGGGCTAAACTTCAAAAATCTATTTTAGCAACTGAAAATGATATTAGAGTTTTAGAAGAACTTAGACTAAAATTTGCTAAAGGTACAAGTGAATTTGATCAAGATATTTCTGAATCCCTTAAAGAACAGGTTACCCAATCCCAAAGATTAGTAGGAGAATTAAAACAAATAGAAGGATTCTCAGATAAGATATCAGAAAACTTTGGGGTTAAAACATTTGGTTTTCTTAATGATATAATAGGATCTATTCCTGGTCTAAAAACCCTCAAAGAACCTTTTGAAGCTGCTGCATCTGCGGCTGGTGAAGCGGCAATTGAAAATGAAAAAATTTCTGAGTTAAAAAAATTAGGAAATAAAATAACACAAGATGATATTAAGAGATTTGGGTTAGAAAACCAGTTTTTAGATAAAAATGGTAAGCTATTAGCAGGAGCAGCCGCTAATTCCAGAGCACAAAATGTATCTCAAAATGTTTTCATGACAGGGCTTAAAAAGTTAGGTCCTGCTTTAAAAGCTGCATTTAAACCATTAATTGGTCTTGAAATACTTATGGCTTTAGGCCAAGCGGATAAAGAATTAGTTGAGGTTCAACGTAATTTAGCTTTAAGTAGAATTGAAGCTATAGGTTTCAGAGCAGAATTAGCTGAAGCAGCTTCCGCCTCAGGTAATATAAATGTTACAACTACAGCATTATTAAACACTTTTAATGCTATAAATAAAGAATTAGGATTTCAGGGTAAATTTAATTCTCAAAATCTAGTTACCGCTACTAGATTATTAGATGTAGTAGGATTAACTGAACAATCAACTGCTAATTTAACTGCAGCCGCAGAAATTCGAGGTAATTTACTCGAAGATGAATATAGAACTATTTTAGCTACTTCTTATGAATTGCAACGTCAAACAGGAGTACAATTTTCAAATAAAGAAATACTAGAAGCTGTAGGTAAAGTTACAGGTCAAGTAAGAGCTAACTTAGGAGCAAACCCAGCAGCTATAGCGGAAGCAGTTACTCAGGCTAAATTATTTGGTGCCGAATTAGATGATATTGTAGGAGCTTCTAAAGCATTATTAGATTTTGAATCTTCTATTAGAAACGAATTAGAAGCCGAATTACTTTTAGGTAGAAATCTTAGTTTAGAAAGAGCTAGGTTAGCAGCTTTAACAGGAGACCAATCTACATTAGCGGCTGAATTAGCTAAAAATGCTCAAGATTTTGAAACATTTACAAAATTAAATGTAATCCAACAGGATGCTTTAGCATCTGCCTTAGGATTACAATCAGATCAGTTAGCTAACATTTTATTTAAACAAGAAGTTCAAGGTAAAACAGCTAAAGAATTAAGAGCATTAGGTAAAAATGAATTAGCAGATAGATTAGAAGCTCAAACTTTACAAGATAAATTTACCAAATCTGTTGAAAAATTAAAATCAGTTTTAGTTGATGTAGTATCTGCCTTTACCCCTATATTAGATATTTTAGGGGGAGCTTTAGAACTTGTAGGAAAAATTATACAAGGGATAAATAGTATTTCGCCTGCTTTAAGTGGTGCTTTAGTAGGTGCAGGAACAGGGGCTTTAATAGGAGGAGCTCCTGGTGCTTTAATTGGAGGAGCAATTGGGTTAGCTGGCGGAGTAATTAATACTTCTACGTCATCAACAACCTTATCATCCCCCTCAGTAAGTATAGGATCTAATCAAGATGCACTAAAAAAAGAAGTACAGGGAATGAGAATGGCTTTTGAAAAGTATGCTGAAAAAGGTACTGTATTAAAAGTAGCAGCTACCAGTTTTAATAACCAGCAAAAAGTTCAGGCGTATTCTGTTCCTTAGTAATATTAAAATAATATAGGTTCATATTTATAATAAACCGATTAATTTAAAATTTTAAACTATGTCAATTTTACAAAAATTTCAAGAACAAGGTACTTTATTAGATGGTACACTTAATGGTGGCAAACCATTAGCAGCCTTAAAAGATCCTTCTACTTTACCCATTAATAATACTTTTAGAAATGGGGAATATGATACAGCTTTACCCGATGGTGTACAAACATCTCGCGCTACAGACGTTACAGGAAACTAATAAATAAATTAATGCCGTCTCTTAAGTCAATATTGGTTACTCAAAATAGTGATCTAAGAAAACTTAAGTTTGGAGCTGATAAACCTTTTAAGGGTTCTTCTAAACAACCGTTTATAAGAGAGCCCTTACCTGGAGTCCTTGAAGACAATCCAAATTTAGGCTTACTTGGGGGCAATACTGACTTTATTTTAAGAGCAGGCACCTTAAAAAGATCTGCAGATGATGTCTCTAGATTAAGTCAATTTTTAGTTGGTACAGGCCAAGGTTTAGCCTTTACAGCTAAACAAAATCTTCTTTCTCTTAGCAATGTTAGGACAGTAAATACTGGAGCAAACCAAGGTATTTATTTGCCTACTTCAACGTTGGCTCAAGTTGGTGTAGCTGGAGTAGGTGGGCACTTACTAAAACAGGGTATTAATCCTTTTAGGAATACTCAATCTACTGGAGAAAATACTGATCCTAATTTTATCCAAAGATTAATTAATAACGTTAGTGACAAAACAGAATTACCTGTTTATTCTTCAGCTTTATCTAAAATTGCAAATCAAGAAACCAATAGATTAGTTAATTTAAAAAATGAAAAAATAGGCAGAAATACAGGTAGCAGTGGGGGATCTATATTAGATAGTGTAAATAAACTAGGATTTAACATACAACCCAATAATACATTAGAAAGTCTTATAGACCAAGGATTAGCTTCACCCTCAAATGCTAATACATTAAATTTTATTACCAACACCCCTAATACTCTTATTTCATACGATGGTGGGCCTGGTTCAGTATTAGGAGTAGGTAAAACTATCATAAACAGAGTTACTTATAGTGATGAAGGTTTAGACTTTGCAAAAAAACCAGAATTTGCTAAATATAACATAGCTAGCTATAACCCAAACCAATTATCAGCCCAAACCTCTTCTGAAATGAATCCTAGGGTTAAAGCCGACTTTAGAAAAAATTTAAATAATAAACCAGATAGTGTTATTTCTGATTCTTTGGATTATACAAGAAAAAACATTGAATCTAGAGTAAATTTAGGAGATCCAGGAATAAAAGGAAATAGAAAAAACTTTGTTAAGGGTAAGGAAGTAGCAGGCAAGGTAGTAATAGCAGATAAAATTAATGCTATGCAAATTTATAAATCTGCGTATGCAACTCCTAATGAAGTAAAAAATGATTTAGCTTATTTTAGAATAGCAGTGATTAATCCTGTTTCTGAGGAAATAGATGGGGTGTTTGCTAAAGAATTTTTACATTTCAGGGCATTTATAAATAATTTTCAGGACAGTATGAATTCTGAATGGAATGCTCAAAAATATATGGGTAGAGGAGAAAATATGTACCGATATAATGGGTTTGATAGAACTATTTCAATGGGATTCACGGCAGCTGCTCAATCTAAAGGTGAATTACTGCCCATGTACCATAAATTAAACTATTTACAAAGTTCTATGGCTCCAAACTATACAAAAAGTGGATACTTTTTTGGTAATTTAGTAACTATAAAAGTTGGAAGTTATTTACATGATGTAACTGGAGTTATTACAGATTTAACATATACTATCCCACAAGAATCCCCTTGGGAAATTTCTATATCCAATGAAGATACAGAATCTGATGGGGATGTTTCTTCATTTACTGATAAAACTATCCAAACAATGCCCCATATAATTAATGTTGATTTAACATTTAAACCAATTCATAATTTTGCTCCTAAACTTCAAAATAATAAATATAAAGATACAAATGGTGTAATAGAAAGATTTGGAAATGAAAGATTTATTTCTTTAGGTAGAGGAACTGCAAATGTGGACACTGGGTATAACAAAACTTCGGGTGTGGATCCAATACTAGGAGAAGTTATTCCTGAAACTGTAAATACTATTACCCAAGAAGGAGTAGACCTGCCTACACCCCCTTTACCAACAGCTAATGTACTTACAGATATAAATTAAATTGTAATAAATGGCCAGATATTCAAACCAAATAATATTAAGAAACCAAACTGGTAAAAGATACTATAAAGGTACTAAATACCCAGATGTGCCTGTATCTTTTGATGATATCTATGTTATCACAACTACAGGAGATAGATATGATATTTTAGCACAAGAATATCTTGGAGATTCATCTCTATGGTGGATGATAGCATCTGCAAACCCTCAATATGGTTTAGGTAGTTATTATCCTCCTGTAGGAGTACAATTAAGAATTCCTTCTAACCAAGCAGAAATTCAAGTTGATTTTGAATCCTTAAACAATGAATAGTTATGCCCATAATAGACGGAAATTCTAAAAAAACCTCAAGTTTATTACAAAAAGAAGCCAAAACCTCTTCTCCTGATATAGTTGGGGAACCCTTTAAAGATTATGTAAATAATCAAATCACCCAGAGACAAAAAGTACATGGTTCTGGGTTTGGTGGTACTAGATCCCAAAAAGATTTAGTATACTTAAATTCCCGTAATGCTTGGGTAAAAATGGCTTCCTCAGTTCAAATATCTGCTCTGGGAGAAGATCTGGCTAAAGAAAACCCAGATGCAATAGGATTTAATCAAGAAATGGTTGATTTCCAAAATGAAGCAAATGCTAAATTAAAACGTTTAGGGTTAAATGTTGAAAATTATCAAGGTATAAAATTAGCTCAAGAAGGAGTTTTATTTAACGGTATTACAGATAATAAAACTAAAATACCTAAAAAAGGAGTATCTTCCACTTCATCAAAAATAAATAATTCTGTATATGGTTTTGGGGGCACTAAATTTGGTCTACAACCAATGCCCGGTATTACTTCTTTCAATATAGGACATAATAATATAGGTTCAATTAGAACTGCTGAAGTACAAATTAAAGCATATAATGACTTTCAGTTTGATTTAATCAGTATTCTTTATATTAGATTAGGATTTACTATGCTAATCGAGTGGGGAAATTCTATGTACTTAGATAATAAAGGAAACCTTACAAAAATGGGTCCTACTATAATTGATAATAATCAAACAGGGTGGTTTGGTCAAAAAGGAACTTCTCATTTAGAAATGTTTAATCAGATAGAAACTAAAAGAGAACAACATAATGGAAATTATGATGGATTTTTTGGTAAAATAACTAACTTTGATTTTTCATTTGAAACTGATGGAAGTTATAGTATTACATTAACCTTAATTTCTATGGGCGATGTAGTAGAATCCTTTAATTTAAATACTTTAAATGATGAGTTCCTTCTTCCACTAGGTTCGGAAAGGGATGTTAACAATAAATTATTAAATAATAATTCAATTTTAAACAAAATTTTTTGTTTAAAAAACAACCTTTTAAATGAATTAGATATTCCTCAACCTTTTGATAAAGAAGGTAACCCAAATCCTGATTATAAAAACCAACAATCTTTTTTAAAATCAAACACTAATAAGGATTTTGTAGTAGTTAGAGCTGATACCCTAAATTTAGACCCACCTCAACTAGCAACCCTGGATCCCTTTTACACACCACCAACCCCAAAAGAAATAAAATATGATGATACTTTTATAACTTTTTCTTATTTTTTAAACTTAGTTAATGATCTTATTGGGTACATAGGAAATAAATCTAGTTTTGCTCCTCAATTAACTATTAATACTAGTAAAAAAAACTACTGTAAATCTATCCCCAAGTTAGTTTCTTTTAACCCTCAAGTTTGTGTTATTAATAACAATATTGATCTCTCTGAATTTACAAATACTTTTAAACTTTTTAATCCTACCCTTTATGAAGAAGAAAAAAATGATCCTTTTCTTCGTAATGTAATTACCCAAAACCAACAAACATATGGGCCTTTAGAGGAAATAGAATTTATAGAAGAAAACTTTCAAATTTCAAACTTACTTGTAGGAAGAATAATGAACATATATTTAAATGTAAATTATTTAGAAAAACAAATTCAAAATAAAATAAATGGTCAAGGTGAATTATTATTATTTAATTTATTAGATTCTATTTGTAAGGACATTAATATAAGTTTAGCTAATGTAACCCAATTAAAGCCTACATTACAAGATGATAATATAGTAGTAATTCGTGATTTTAATTTAGATGTAAAAACTGGAGAAGATGCAACTAGAATTACTAAAAATTCTATTCCATTAGAAATATATGGTGTAAATACTACTAATAAAAACCAAAGTAATTTTGTAAAAGATTTTAAATTTAATACAACCATTTCAAAAAACTTAGCTAATTCAATGTCAATTGGAGCAACTGCTGGATCAAGTGATATAAGTTCTTATGCTAAATTTTTTACTAATTTAAATAGAGGATTAATAGACAGATTTAAAGAATATTCCCTCCCAAAAAACCCAGAATTTACTCTAGACTGTGGTGTAAAAACTAAAAAAAATAAATCCTCATCCTACGATCCCATTGGATCTGCAGTTTCTGATCTTGTAGGTCCTCTTCCTGATGTAGTGGCGAACAATAAAGGGGTTTCAAATATAAGTTTTGGACAAGGATTTAGACCTTCTCCTGGGGATTTTACAGATGGTATTAAAAAAGTTAAAGAATCAATTTTTAGTACTTATTCTCAATGGTATTATAATACATTTGCATCCCAAGGGCAAGTTACAGGATTAAAAGAAAGATGGAAAATACTATTACAATCTGGTTTTGATCTTGATGAAGCCTCAGTTAGGGCTAATGACCCTGGAAGAAAATCCCTAATATATTTTGATCCTTCTTTAGCTAATTACCAACAAGGGAAAAATTTATTTTTAAATTTACTAAAAATACTATCAGGAGAAGGTAATCCTGCTACTGATTCTTTAATAGGTTTTATCCCTATGAATGTAGAATTAACTTTAGATGGTATTTCTGGTATAAAAATTTATAATCAATTAGTATTTAATTCTTCTCATTTACCCTCAGGTTACCCTGATAATATAGAATTAATAGTAACGGGAGTAGATCACTTTTTAGTAGATAATGAATGGACTACAAAAATTAGAACTTTAACCAAACCTAGTTCTAAAAATGTAGATCCTAAAAAAGATCCTGTCCCCGAACTAAATACTAAAATTGACCAAACTGGAGATGGGGTTGGAGATCCAAATTTTCTTCCTTTAGGAACTCCTTTTCTTAACATGGATGATATTTTAGACCCTCAGGGTCAAATCCCTATATTTGCCCCTATAGAAAAAGATAAAGGGATGTTTTTATCTTCTATACCTCAGGCTAATAGGAATATTGATGGGGTAATAAGTGATCATTATGGAGTTGATATAGCAGCTAAAGAAGGATTAAAAGTTTATGCTGTAACAGAAGGTACCTTAAGAAAACCACCCCCAAACCCAAAAGGTTTTGGAAATAATTTTGTTTACATTGAAGAAAAACGTACTATTAATACACCTGATCAATCTACTTTTGAAACTATAATTCACATTTATGGACATATGGGATCTTATAGAGAAGAACTTGTTGATACTTACGTTAAACCTGGTACTATTATTGGAACAGTTGGGGATGATGGCAGTCCCGGATCTTTTCATTTACATTATGAAGTAAGAAAAGGATCCTATAGTAGAAATAATAGTAAATTTAAAGGTCACAAAAACCCTGTTTTAGAATTAAATAAGGCCTATAATCCTACAATTTTCCCTAATGCACAAACACCACTCCCCTTTAATCCTGCTAGTATATTTAAATTTTAATTAAATGAAATATTATCCTAAATCTCAAATCACAACAAACCTTTATACTTCAGGTGGGGAATTTATTCAATTTTCAAACTCACTTCCCTATACTGGGAATTATTGGGCTAGTTCAGATGGTAGATATTATACAGGAAAAACACCTACAGAAAAACCCACCTTAGAGATTATACCTCTACCCCCACAATATTCATCAACACCAAACTCTCCCAAAGGAGAAAATGAAACTGATGTTCTAGAATCAAACTCTACCAGTTGGCAAGTATTAAATAAATATTCCAAACAAGGTCCTCCGGGAAATATTCCTAAAAAATTTACAACCCTACCTACTCAAAAGGATTATGAATTAGGAGAATTCCAAAGGTATTTTACTAAAAAAAGAACTCAAAGTGTATATTTTGAAATTTCTCAAAAAGAATTTAAATTACTAAATACTAAAAATCCAAAAATTCAATTTCAATTATACTTACCCATAGTTTTATCTTGGAGATTAAAAGGAACTAAAAGCGAAGTATATAATACAAATAAAAATACTGTAAAATTACTAGAACAAAATATTCCTTTACCTGGATTCTCTCAATTTTTTAAAGATAAATTTGATAAATATTATAAAATTGTTGGAGATTAAATAAATTTTCCATATATTAGGGTAAAATAAGGTTATATGTACTGGCTTGTAGAAAACGAGGAGCAGTTAAATGTTTTAATAAATAGTGGTTATAAAGAGGCTTTCATTGAGGTAATACCTTATAATGACACAATTCACCCCGTACAAAATCATGTTAGTTTAGTGTATATTAGGCCATTACTTGCGAGTAAAGGATTTATGTTATGCGTTGACCATAGTGAAACTTTGAATGGTGTAAATACGCATATAAACGCGGTTTTAAATAAGTTTGATAAGTTATATTGTCGTGATAAAAAGGAAGTATTACATTATTTTTGCCTAAAAGAGCTTTATGACATAACACCACCACCTACTACATATATACGACCTACAACACAAACACATGATTTATATTATCGTGAACACAAAGATAATCCGGAGTTAAACAAAATTATACCGATTGTCAAACACTATGAATTG